ACGATGAAACTCAAACCTTGGCATATGGTGGTAATTTTTGCACTTTGCTTTGTAGCGATCCGCGCTTTTGACTTTTGGCTATACGGACAGGAGATAAAATGAGTGACTGGCTGACTATTCGCGAGGCCGCTCAACTATTCCAAGTATCAAGGCGGCTCTTGCACTATATGGCCGTCGGACGGCCAGGTGATGATGTCCGAAACAAAAAAGAGGCGGTTCTAAGACAAGTAAAGCAAGTGCCATACGGCGAAAAGACAATGTATCTATTAAACTATAACGAACTAAAAAGAATACTAGGAGCGAAGAGATGAAAACAATGGCTAAACACACTATGCCCGCCGCGCATAGAGCAACTGAAGAACTTCGCGAGGCATTAAGCCCGCAAGACTTTGCAAAAGTAGAGGATATTCTACGCTATGTGAGACAATCCGAGAATATGCAATTTCAACTCGCATGGAGATACGGACAAGAAGGCAAAACATTCGATGAGTTTATGGCAAGTTTTACTAAACAAGTGCCCTTTGTGAACTGGGGCAATAAAATCTAATTTATTAAAGGAGTTGAGACATGAATGAATGCGATATCGACACAATGGCAGAGGTCGAACAAATGAAATGCCGAGAGGCAATTGCTAGACACATGAAAGCAACAGAAAGAGTCCGAGCACTTGAGAAAGAGCTTGAACAAGCAGAGAACGAACTCGAACAAGCAACAGAACAGATGCTACTTTTAGGCACTGATTACGAACGTTAATTTATTAAAGGAGTTGAGACATGAGACTAATCACACAAACAGGCGGGATGCAAGTAAATGGGCTGAATGTCCTAATCTACGGCGATCCCGGTATCGGAAAAACCACACTCGCGAATACCGCGCCTAATCCAATTGTATTGGACTTTGACCGAGGGCTTCACCGCTCCTCACTACTTAAAAACGGCTTGCAGTTCGAATCATGGCAAGACTTGCTGAATAACAAGGTTGAACTTGATAGCATCCTAGCCAAGCATGATACGATCATTATCGATACGGCGGGCACTGTTATTGAGCTTATGCAGATGCACCTTACTATCAATAACCCCGGACTTCTTCGCAATACAATCAAGCTATGGGGCGAAACAAAGCGAACATTCCAAGAGTTTTTTACGCCTCTGAAGCTTAGCGGTAAGAATGTAGTTTTCATAGCACATGCCAAAGAGAAAGAAGAAGGCGATATGCGAATTAAGAGGCCATTGATACCAGGCGCAAGTTACGACCTACTTATGCAGTCATGCGACCTTGTAGGATATTATACGACGCAAGGCAATAAGAGAGTATTGACCTTTGACCTCTCTGATAGCATCGTAGCCAAAAATTGCGCGGAAATCGCGCCTGTACATGTCGACGGCTTGCACTCTATGACTACTTGCCTTGCAGATATCTTAGAACATACCAAATCGGCAATAAGCCGACGCTCCAAAGAGCAAGAGGCCGCAATCGCTTTGGTCAGCGAGTGGTCCGAAAAGGCAAAAGCCGCAAAGGATGCTAATAAGTTTGTATCAGAACTTAGCAAAGCAGGGCTTGAGGATGCTTTGAAGCGCGCGGTTTGGGCTTCAGTAGTGACTACATTCGGAGAGCGTGGCTTGCAATGGAATAAAGAGAGTGGTAAGTTTGAAGAGGTGGTGAGATGAGATATACATTTAGAGAATCATTGAATCTTGTAAAGAAAATTTTAGAAAAATCAATAACAACTTTTGCTACTGAAAAAAACATCACACTTTCAAGATTGCAGTTACAGAATGAAATGCGTGATAGGGTAGAGGATATACTTGAATATCATGATTGGAATGAATTAGAAAAACTAAATGATCAAATTATTGAGCAAGCATTAAATATCGCTTTACTTGAAGAAAGAAAAAGACTTGCAGACAAAGAATTTGAGTTAAACCAATTAATTGATCAATATAAAAAAGATATTGCATTGTTTAGTCAGCAAGATATTATAAGTCAAAGGCTTTTGCTTATGAAAGACTACATAAACGAAATGCTCCCTTTGAATAAATATGATAAAACTAATGATAATCAGACTATTAGATCAAGAGGCCTAGCCATTGCAGCTTTAGCAGGATTACAGCATGTCGGGAATGCTAAACAAGAAGGAGACGCAAAATGACTAACACCTTCGAAGTCTGGGGCGCATTCGATGAAGACGATGTGCTCCTAGACTACTCGCTATCCGAAGAGGATGTCAGAGAATGGGCTTATGACCGCTTTGAGAAAGAAATGTACAGCATAGCCAAAATGACAATACATGAACGCGAGCTTGTTAAGATTCGCAATTTAAGAGATCCGTATCAGGAGTATATCGATGAGTAAGACCGCAATGCAGACCCTACGGCAATCACTCGACTTCGCATATTATGAGGCCTCAGTGACTCGGACACCAGGCGAGGTATTATCGCAAATAAGATTCCAAACAGTTGACTTGTTAGCAAAGGAACGCGAGCAAATTATTAAAGCATTCGAGGCTGGCGCAAAACTCAAAGAAGCTTGCACGCCGGAAGCGTATTATCGGTTGGTATATGGACAGGAGGATGTATGATTAAAATCTCCGCAACCCAGCTCGAATCTTACCGCCGCTTTCTTGACGGCCTGATTACAGTCGAGCAGTTCGAACGCTCGCTTTTGAGACTTGACCCGCCGAATGCAATGATGGAGCGCGGTATCGCATTCCACGAGATGATGCAAACCGACAGCCCGCAAGAGTTCGAAGGACAATTTAGCGATAACTGCATTATCAATGCCCGTAATTGCATGGATTACCGCTCGCGAGTATTCGAGTATAAAGTCCGCCGCGTGTTTCGTACTCAATTCGGTGATATATCAGTAACAGGCGTTGCAGATCAGCTTATCGGGCTTGATGTCGTAGAAATCAAAACCAAGTATAGTACAATCAGTTTTGATGACTATTACAACTCAATCCAATGGCGAGTATATTGCGAGCTATTCAACGCCCCCTTTGTCCATTACAAGATATTCGAGTTCGACTCACCTGAAGCGATGGACTTTAAAAACAAAGCGGAATACTCATTCCCGAGACCCGCCTACAATTACGAATATGTCCGAAACATGATACACTACTTGCATGAGTATATCTTAGTGAGAGGGCTTGATAAAGAAGATGTTTTAAATACAAAAAAATGGAGCGTTGTATGAAAAAGATAGCGCCGTTCTTTGCAGAATATACAGTTTGGGAAGATTACATAAATGGTATGTACAATCCATGTAATCAAAACGAAGAAGAACAGCTGATAACTTATGCTGTAGAAGTTTTAAGCAATAAATCGTTATTTAAAAGAACATGTTTATCATTACTTATAGATTGGCCAATATCTTCAAAGGTCAACTTAACTAATCAATCATGCAATAGGAGAGCATGGCTTGGACAAGCTGCTTGTAGCTATAAATTTAAAGTACCTGAAATATGCACAAGGATAGCTTGGTCAAGGTTGACAGATATTCAAAGATACGAAGCGAACAAAGTTGCCGATACAATAATTAATTATTTTGAGAATACTTATGCAAAAGAAAGTAAGAGATTACATCAAAAAATGGACAACTACAGTCTATTTGAATGATTTGCCAGATGAAGCACCTCGAAGGCTTGAAGAGCTTAACAAAGTACCTAGTTATCGACAAATTTGTATCGCTATACTAAAAAATGACAAACATCTTAAAACCTTAGGCCAAAGTCAACCTATTAGCAAAGTGTATAGTCAATTAAAAAGAAAAGAGCTTGAAGAAAGAGGTGTAATACCTAAACAATGGAGACTTGAGTTATGAGTAAGAATGTTTATGAAGCATCGATTGATAGAATTGACTTTATCTTTAAAAATTTTAAAAGAATTTATGTCAGTTTCTCTGGCGGGAAAGATTCTGGTGTTATGCTTAATCTAGTTCTGCAGTATATGAGAAATAACAATATAAAAGATAAAGTTGGTGTAATGATACTAGATAATGAAGCTAACTATAATATGTCTTTAGAATTTATGCATTCTATTTTAGAAGCAAATCTTGACTTGCTTGATGTCTATTGGTGTTGTTTGCCTATAACATTGCCTTGTACCGTTTCTTCCTATGCGACGGAATGGCAGTGTTGGGGTGAAAGGGACAAAGCAAGATGGATAAGACCAATGCCAACTAATAGCTATGTAGTTAATATAGATAACCATAAATTTGATTTCTTCAAAGAGGATATGAGTTATCAAGAATTTTGGGATAAGTTTGGAGATTGGTATGGACAAGGACAAGAAACTGCTTGTTTAATTGGAATTAGAACGCATGAAAGCTTAAACCGTTGGAGAGCGATACAAAACGAAAACAAGGTAATGAAACATGGTAAAAAGTGGACAAAGAAAAATACGAAACTTGTTTTTAATTGCTATCCTATTTATGACTGGAGAACTGAGGATGTTTGGATTGCAAATTGTAAGTTTGAATGGAATTACAATAAGCTGTATGACATATTTTGGAAAGCTGGACTTTCTATACACCAAATGAGAGTCGCATCACCTTTTATGAGTGAAAGTAAATCTAGCTTAAATCTGTATCGTGTCATAGATCCTCATGTGTGGGTTACTTTATGTGCAAGAGTCCAAGGTGCGAATTTTGTGGCAACTTATGGCAAACAGCTTAATTATCATTCATTTAAATTGCCTGAAGGTCATACATGGAAAAGCTTTGTTAAATTCCTACTAGACACTTTACCACCGGAAGTCTCAGAAAATTTTAAGATGCGCTTTGCTCAAAGCTTAAGATATTGGGCAAGAGTAGGGCGCGGATTAGATGACAAGGTTATAAAAGACCTAGAAAATAATAATGTTATTTTTAATCTAGGAAATAAAACTAGGCATGGTAAAAAAGTAAAAACTTGTGTAAAAATGATACCACCTGATCATTTAGACTTTTTAAGATGCCACAATTCAGAAGTTACAAGTTGGAAAAGATTTGCAATAACAATCTTGAAAAACGACCATACTTGTAAGTATCTTGGATTAGCTCCTACTGCAGAACAAGCCAAAAGACAAAGACAAATTATGGAAAAATACAAAAATATTTAGGAGTGTAAAATGAAAATAGTTGAAGAATTTGAACTTATAGGTTCAGAAAGAGATGTTGACGGCATTGGGTTTAAATCCTTGCGTTATTTATTGGCTAGTGACAACATGGGTTTCTCATTGCACAAAACAATAATACCTAAAGGCGGCCCTTATTATTGGCATTATAAGAAACACTTTGAAGCTTGTTTTTGTGTTAGTGGTGAAGGTATGTTGTATGACATGGTTAATAATAGGTATTATTCTATAAAGCCTAATACAACTTATGTACTAGACAAAAATGATCCACACACTTTTCAAGCTTTAACTGATGTAGTTTTGATATCTATATTTAATCCACCAGTAACAGGCCGCGAAATACATAAAGAAGACGGCAGTTACGAATAATAAAAAAAAAAAGGAGTGTTTATGAGCAATTTTAAAAGCCCTGTATACAATGTGCTTAGAGTACATATCGACAAAGTTCAAGCAAACGATTACAATCCAAACAAAGTAGCACCACCAGAAATGGAACTTCTTGAAACTTCTATATGGGAAGACGGTTACACTCAACCAGTAGTGACTTATTATGATAGTGAGCTAGATAAGTATATTGTTGTCGATGGTTTCCATAGATATACAATCCTTAAAACATCTAAAAGAGTATATGAAAGAGAAGAAGGTTATTTGCCAGTAGTGGTAATTGACAAGCACATATCTGATAGAATGGCTTCGACAATTAGACATAATCGTGCAAGAGGATCGCATAATATCGACTTAATGTCAAATATAGTTTCTGAGTTGGTAGAAATGGGTAAAGGCGATGCATGGATATGTAAGCATGTAGGTATGAGCAAAGATGAACTTTTAAGATTGAAACAGATTACAGGCTTAGCTTCATTATTTGCCAATACATCGTTTTCTATGTCTGAAGAAGGAGACTAAAAATGAAAACATCCGCCCTATACAAAGAAGTAGCCGGTATTGAGACTTCGCTAAAACTAGGAGTTCCTTTGTCGCAGCAATTACGCGAGGAACGCAAGGTAATAGAGAAAACTGCAATCGGATACCAAAAGAGCAAAGGCGAAGGACTCACACCAGATGAAAGACAAGGCATTACGCCGCTTGCTCTCAAGTTACCAAACGCAATGGCAGATCGATTCCGAGCACTTGCAAAGGCGCAAAATATCTCACAAAGAGAGCTATTCCGCCGAGCACTAACTATGTACTTTAAAGATTTCGAGGATGTAAAATGAATCATGTGGCTATTTACGATGAGGGGGAAGGTCTACCGACCCCCTTCGTTAAAGGCAAAAGCCTATCAGAGCAACTTCGAGAGGAACGCGAAGAACTCGAACGCAAAACAAACCAAGCAATAAAAACTAAGAATAACCTTGCAGATTATTACTTTGCAAAACAAAAGAGGCCACAGCTTCAATACGCTCAAATTAACCACAAAACCAAAAGCGCTCACTTTATGAAGCGAGGCATAGACTTCTCATTTGCAAATCCATACGCGGAGCTATCCGGTCTTGAAGTCGAAGTACTTAAGCATTTCCCGACAAATCACACGCTAAGAGACAAGGTAAGATTCCAAGAGCTAATAGCAGCAAAACGAATGTTTATATTTTTTGCAACCGTATATCTGAAGCTTACATCATTCAAGATCGCCGAATACCTAGACATGAATCGCTCGACTCTTTCGCATCATATTTACGCGGCTATGGACGAGCTCGATACTTACTCGCAAGTGCAACTAACAGCGCAAAAAATCGAAGACTATCTCTGGACTCGACATGAACAATTTAGATCGTGAAACTACTTTACAAGTCGGATATTACATAGAGGAAAAAATATGCCCTTACATCCGATCGGTCACATCAGTGACCTCGCGCAAGATACAAACCCTAAGCCACTGGCTACGCTCCCGCTTTCTGCAATTCTTAAAATAGAACGCGAGGAGTTGTTCGGAAATCGAACAAAGAAACCGCGCGGGCGTGTTCGAAAATTGAACACCGCCGAACTCTATGAAGTATCCGAGCGGGTTATTCAAGTGGTAGCCGAATACTACGGCGTATCAGTTCAGCATATCCACCAGCGCCAAAGCTTTGCGCGTCATGTGGCCATAACAATGTGCTATCAAGACTTTGCTTTCACTATGACGGATATCGCTTTTATATTTAATTGCGATCGTAAATTGCCTATAATTGCAGCCCGAAATATAAAACACGAGCGCATACTAGATCCGAACTTTAACGAAATCTACTTACAACTTATTCGCAAGGCCAAGGCATGAGTATCACTATCTCTTTCTTTAATTCAACACGGGAAACCAAAGCCGCGAAGACTATGAGCCTTGACTTCTTTCTGCAAGCAGTCGAAAACGGAACCTGGCAAGATATAGTACTCAAGTATCGTAACTTACCGCAAGGCGATGACCGCGCTTCATTCAAACGCAAGCTACCTGCAATATCCCCTTCGGGCAAGTTCGCAGAACGCAAGGCGGATGCTCTAGAGGCGCACTCCGGTATTCTTTGCATGGATATCGATGATAAAGACAATCCTGAAATGCAAATCGAGCAACTGCAGTCAGATCCATTTGTTTATGCTTACCATAGATCAGTCGGAGGATATGGCTATGCTGTATACTTCTTAATAGAGCCTACAAAGCATTTAGAAGCCTACCACGCTATCGAAAAGCACTTAGCCGATAGTTATCACCTTATTTGCGACCCGGCTTGTAAAGATACCTCTAGACT